TCACATATGAAAGCGGCTGCTTGTGCCACGCAATTTCGGAAAAAAGCAGCATCCGCAGATGCTGCCTTTTGGAGCAGATGAACAGAGTACAACGGTATCAACAGAGGTATTGTTTGACAGTGTAATGCGGCAAAAGTGACCGCCTCCGTCGTAATCGAATACATCGATTCGCGTTACATATTCTGAAATAATAAATTTTTGCTGGGCGGGCGGAAGATCTGCAATATTGAGGAATTTTTTAAATCGACTGCGAATTTCGTCTCTCGTTAAAAAATCTCCCTTTGGTACGTTGGATGATAGGAGTGCATCTTTTTGTGCGGATAAATCTGCCATTCTTTGTTTGATTGGCCCTATATCTGCGCCGCTTTCGATTGCTGTTACAAGATTTGAAATTTTTTTGTCAATATCTGCAATTTTTACGCCGATGTCTGGCATCTCATTGTCCTGCGCTTTATATGCTTCATCTACAAAGCGTTCTATCAAATCGTCGGAAAATGCGAGTTGATTTAATTTTTGAATCACGGCTTGCTCAATTTCATTCTTTTTCACGGCATGCTTTGTGCATGTCTTTTTACGCAACTTGGCATTGCAGTCGTAGTACAGATATCTTTCTCCGCGAGATACGCGAGAGTTCCCAACCATTCGAGCGCCACAATGTCCGCAAAATAATTTTCCGCTTAGGATATAAAGTTCTTTTGCTTTCCCGGACGCTGCGTCATGTTTTTTTACATCCATAAGTCTTTGCACCCTTTCCCATTCATCCGCTGGTATAATGGCAGGACATCCGCCCTCAATGCTGATATATTCCTTTTCTTTTTTGTGCTGGCTTCTATGACCGTTCACAGTTTTAGTTTTACCATAGGTGAATCTTCCTGTGTAACGCTCATTGCGTAAAATATCATAGATAGAATTTTTTCCGAACTTTGCACCACGCTTTGTTCTAAAACCACGTGAATTTAATTCGTCGATGATTTCGCCATAGCCTGCACCGGAAAGATACATATTAAAAATAAGCCTTACCGCGGATGCTTCTTGCTCGTTTATGACGAGTTTTTTATCTGCACCAAGATTGTAACCAAGCGCGGGAGTGCCTCCGGTTGTAATGCCTTTATAAGCGTTTTCGCGCAATCCCTTTAATACTTCTCCGGCCAGATTGCGGCTGTAATATTCGTTCATGCCAGTGATGACGTATAGCATCAACCGACCTTCCGGCGTATTTTCAAGCCGTTCTGTTACGCTGATGATTTCAATTCCAAGCCGCTCAAGATAGTCTCTGTCGTTCAGCGCCTTGACACCGGCGCGGCCAAAGCGGTTCAATTTGTGAACGAGAACAATATCGTATTCTTTGCGCGGCGCAGCATTCAGAAGCGCCTGAAACTCTTCTCGCTTTTCGGAATGATACATGCCGGACTTAGCGCGATCAGCATATATTCCGATAATGTCGATGCCGTTCTGCTGTGCGTAATATTTACAAGCGCGGATTTGTGCTTCCACGCTTTCTTCGCGCTGCATGTCACTGCTGTATCGGGCATAGATTACCGCTCGATTCACTGTAATACCTCCAAAGTATGACTTGCCAAGCCTACCCCGGAGGTGGTATAATCCGATTGTCTGGACGGATTATCCTCCAAGGGTAAGCTGTTCTATAAACGCTTCGGTGCTCCCACGCCGGGGCGTTTTTTATTTATTCAAGATTATCAATAGCATACTGAGCTTCTTCAGCGGTGAACTGTTCTCCGTATTCAGAAGTTAACTGTTCATAAATAGCACTTGGTGACATCGCCATGCTGTCCTGATATGATTTTGCCTTTTGCAAAGCGTTTTCTTTATAGTCAACCGCTAACGTATCGACCGCATACTGCGCTTCTTCTGCGGTAAATCGTTCTCCGTGTTCTGAAACAAGCTGGTCATAGATTGCTGCTTTGGACATAAACATCGTTTCACTGTATGTTTTTGCTTTTTCAAGCGCATTCGCGTTCCAGTCGGCTATAAGATTATCTATAGCATACTGTGCTGCCTCGGCAGAAAACTGCTCGCCATACTCGGAAACCAATTGGTCATATATAGCAGATTTTGACATGTGCATTAATTCGCTATACGATTCTGCTTTTTTTAACGCCGATTTATATTCCGTAGGTATATTTTCTTCCTTGGGTGAAGAATCGCCTACGATTGTATCATTCGACATGCTTTGAGATTGGACTGATGGGTTATCATTGTTATTAGATGAATTTGACGGTACATCATTAGAAGATAAAGACCCTATAATTCCAATGAAAAACAACAATGCGATCGTAACACCAATAGCAATTAAACAACCATGGTTCTTTTTCTTCGGTTTTTTCTGCCCGGTAAATTCGTCAGGGTCTCCAGAATACATCGACGGAACCGGCGCAACAGATTGATCATCAACATATTTGGGCGTTGTGCTTTCTGACAAATTATCTGCATGAATTGCTTTGGTTCCGCATTCGGGGCAGAATTTTCCGTCAAATTCCTTCCCGCAATTTGTACAATACATAAACATCCTCCTAACTTAACGCCTTTCGGCGTAACTTACTTAATAATCCAGTCAGGATGCAGGATTCCGACTGCGCGGCCATTCACAACGACGCTTTCATCCAGAGGGATGGGAGCGTATTTTTTATTTTCGGATTCAAGCACACCCATACCCAGCCGCTTGATATACCCGCATCCGTCCAAAGTAACAAGGCCAATACCGTTGTATCCGGGGCGCTCCTTGGATATCATCACGATATCGCCATCAAAATAGATTGGCTCCATGCTGTCACCCTGTACGCGCACGCAGAAGTCAGCACGCCGCGTTTTATCATTGGCAATGACTTTTATCGGGGTGAATGCTTCCGGCCCCAGATATGTGCCTGTGCCCGCGCTGGCGGGTTGTTCTGACAGAGGAAGATAAATACAGTTATCGTCTTGTTCCTCTTCCGGCTCTGGTGCGGTGCAGCGTGTGTATTCGATATTCACAAGCCCCTTTACTGCATCCCGGCCCCATTCGTCCAGCGCGTCATATTTCTTTGCAATGCTTAACGCCTCCGCTGTATATGCGGGGGCGATTTTTTCTGTAACCCCTGTTTTGTGAGGGTCATTGCTGTATCCCATTAAATAATCAATGGTAACGCCATATTTTTGAGCAACAGCAATCCAAAAATCAGATTTTGGGTCACGCGCTCCAGTTTCGTATCCATTGTATGTTGTGAGGCCAATCCCAAGAGAAGCTGCGAAATCTTTTTGTGTGATGCCTATACTTTCTCGGAATGCTTTTAAGTTTTTGTACATTGTATCGCCTCCTACAAATTAAATATAATACGCAAAGTCCAAAAAGTCAATAAAATAATCCGCAAAACGCGAAATTATCTATTGACATAATCCGCAATACGCGGTATTATAATATTGCGATACGCAAATCGCGGATTTTCATATAAGGAGGGATATTTTTGCGTGTGAATATTGAAGCCGAACGCGGACGCCTCCAGCTTACAAAAACAGAAATGTGCGAACGCTTGGGGGTCACTAGTAAAACTTATAACAGTTATATTCGCGGTGCCACCATTCCGTCAGATGTGTTAGAGCATCTTCGTGCAATGACTGGCCAATCTATTGACTACCTGCTCGGGCTGGCAGAGAGATAAGGAGAGAAAGGAGAAAGGATGAAAAACAACCAAAATTTTAAATATTGGGCTGGGCATGTGATTCTTCATGTCTCTGAAACGCTACTAGCACTATCTATTGCGCACATCATCTTTCGCTGAATTTCTTAATTGGTCAACAATATTTTTGCATTCGTGCGGAACAGGATGCTCTCTGGTAACTGCATAGGCTAATGCATTTAAAACTTCTGCTGATTTCTCTGAACAAAGCAATTTGGTTTTTTCGCAAGCAGATAGTATATTCGCTATGTTTTCATTGTTCTGACAAATGACGTAATTTGAATACGCAATGAACACATCAGCGTAGAACTCAGAAAGAATCTTTTTTTCTTCCTGTCTTGAAGATGAAGCATTAGTGAGTTTCGCTCCAATAAACACACCAACTAAGGTAAAAACACTAGTAATAATGGCACTCGCAAGATCAGTCCACAATTTTATCACCTCGGCACCATTATAACATAATACAGAATTTTGGGAATCCATATGTTAACACAGTAACACGAAACATGTCCAATAATACGGACGGAAAGGAGAACATCATGGAAGGCATGGAAGAAACGAATGCGCGCGTGGCAAAAGTGCTTGCGCCGTATTTTCTGGAGTTGATAAGAAAAGACATCCAGCGGGAAAAAGAGGAGGAGCAGAAAAATGGACAAACCTAACCCGTTCTGCCTGCGCCCCCCGCGCGGCCTGCGTGGATGGACAAGCCTTATTTACAAGGTGGTACTGATTGCAGCCGTACTGCCTGTACTGGACGGCTTGCAGGCGATAGGCCGTGGAAACTCGGACATGCTGCCGGGGCTTGCAACGCTGGCGTTTGGGCTGGTGCTGGTGCTGGCCGGGATCGCGGGATACATAGCTGTAAGAGAGGAGGACAAACCCAATGAATAAAGATGATATGGTCGTAGAAAAAATCAAACTCTTAGAAGAGCAAGTGGCATCGCTTGCGCATCGTGTGAAGATACTGGAAAGTCATGACCGTGTTCTTTGCGGAAACGGCAAAACAGAATATGTATATACCATTGTTGAAAATTACGCGCTGGAACAGGCAAAAAAAGAGCGTGCCGATGCACGCCCCTAATTGAGAATTAATTGTCTGCAATAAACTCTGCCATTGTCTCGATTGCTTCCGCTAACCGGCTTATAGCTAAATCTGTTTCTCTTACAATCAGCACAATGTCATTTTCTGTGATTTCAGTTCCGTCTGGCGTACCGTATGGCATACTAACGCGCAATGCAAAGCCAGCTCGTGCGTTTTGGGCAAGTTCTTTTACGTCAGACAGAAGCTTAGATGAGTTCGGTTTCAAAAAAATCACCCCCTTTCCAATATTCAGCATATCATTTATGTCTATGATTTTGAGAAAGGAAGAAACAATTCGTCAAAATACCATAAATTTTCGTGATTATAGAGAGGAGGACAAGCCATGACACAAAAAGAATGCGTGCAGGTTGTACGTGCGGCCGGGTTCAGCGGATACGACAAATCGCTGGACAGCAAAGCCAACAATCCCGGAAAATACGGCGTACAACGCACAGCAGAAGCGCAGGCCGCGCTGGACGCGGTTGCAACAGCCAGAAACGGCGGTTTGACCGTGAAGCAATGTAAACGGTCGGGTGACAGGCACAAGCTGCCACACCGCATTTCCGCCCGATTCACGCGCGAACAGGCCGAACGGATAAAAGAAGCCGTTAAGTTGTGCGGATACGGAACAACACAGGGATGGCTGAATGTATGCAGCTACCGACTGTTGCGCGAGGAAGAAAAAAAGAAAGCCCCTGCATCCGCTGGCACGGATAACAGAGGCGCAGACCAAAAATCTACATCTAAAAAATACACCACCGGGGAGGATTTGTCAAATGCCTGAACTGCATTACATCGGAATATCCGCGGCGTTTGACCCAACCGACGATGGCGACAATCCTGCTTGCAGTAAGTGTAATGACCGTCTTAGCTGGGGAAATATCATGTTCTTTGACCGGTTCGGCACATTGGGATGCGACGGATGCTGCGACAGGCTCGACGATGGAACATTGGTAGATGCTGAAACGGGAGAATATATTGCAGGCCCCGGAGAATGGGACTGGTGTACCGTAGGCTATATGGCCGGATAAGGAGGAAACATGAACGAGAACTATTTTGCGGAGCTTTATGCCGTAAATGTCAATGAGCACACCGAAAAGAAGAATGGGCTTACATATCTGTCATGGGCATGGGCGTGGGCTGAAATCAAAAAGCGACATCCTGATGCGATTTATACGATTTACGAAACGCCGGAAGGATGCAATTACTTTACCGACGGTCGCACATGCTGGGTGAAAACAGGCGTTACGCTGAATGGCATAGAGCATATTGAAATGTTGCCTGTTATGGATCTCAGGAACAAGAGCATTGCTTTTGAGAACGTCACGAGTATGGACGTGAACAAAGCCATTCAGCGCAGCCTTACAAAGGCGTGTGCAAGGCATGGACTTGGGTTGTATATCTATGCCGGAGAGGATTTGCCGGATGTCCCACCCGACCCGGTATTTTGCGAGGAATGCAAAAAACAGATTGAAGGCCGCCCAGACTGGCCGCCTGAAAAAATTGCAGAATACAGCAGAAGGCGTTTTAAACGCACGCTTTGCCCGGATTGCCAGAAAGCGGCAATGAAAAAGGAGCCCGATGGGGGTGAATTGAGATTTGGCACAAACGATGCGGATTGAGTTTGATGCATGCCGCGTTGAAATGGGGCTTGAATGCTGGCTGCGCCTGCGCGTGAAAAACCGCGCGCAGGCCGCACAGATTGCGTATGAGCTGAAAGATAAGACCGTGGATATGGTGGCAGAAATCAAGCGTAAAACAAAGGCCCGCAGCAAAGACGCAAATGCGTATGCGTGGGAGCTTATGGGCCAGATGGCCGATTTGCTGCACACAGACAAGGACAGCGTATATCTTGAGATGCTGAAAAGATACGGCCAGCAATTTGTGGTAAAGGTGCCAAATAAAAGCGTTGAGATGTTCAAGCGTCAGTACAAATACTGCGAACAACATGAAACACTTGCTCCGGAAGAACGGGCGCAATATTACCGCGTATACCTTGGCAGCTCTACATACACCACCAAGGAAATGAGTGTCCTGATAGACGGCATTGTAAGCGAGTGCAAAGACCTTGGAATAGAGACGATGACACCGGAAGAACTGGCACGCATCAAGGAGGAGCCACGGTGAAGAATCTCGATAAAAACGGATACGCACCCAGCATTGTGACGTTTGACACAGACTGCTGCTTTTTGTGCGGAGGACAGGACGAAAAGCTTGACAGGCATGAATGCTTTGGCGGAGCGATGCGCGAAAAGAGCAAACGCCTTGGGCTTTGGGTTCCGCTGTGCCATAACCGGTGCCATGAATACGGGCCGAATGCGGTACACAGCAATAGAGAATCAAGGACGTATTGCCAGCAGGCAGCACAGAAAGCGGCGATGCAGGAATACGGATGGGGCAAAGAAGATTTTATCCGCGAATTTTACAAAAACTATCTGTGATTTGTAAAGTACAGTTTCAAGTTAAGTTTTAAGTTGAGTTTTGAAAGGACGTTTGATATGGGATTGAACGTAGTAGCTTTGCTGGGGCGCCTTGTGGCTGAACCCGAACTGCGCCACACACCGAGCGGGGTTGCGACATGCACGTTCCGCATCGCGGTAGACCGCAGCTATTCCAAGGATGGAGAACGAAAGGCCGATTTTATCGACATTGTAACATGGCGGCAGACAGCGGAGTTTGTATGCAAGTATTTTCATAAAGGCAGCATGATCGCCGTGAACGGTTCCATCCAGACCCGTAATTATGAGGACAAAAACGGGAACAAGCGCACGGCCTTTGAGGTGGTCGCAGGAGGCGTTCATTTTGCCAGCACAGCGCGAGAAGCACCGAAGGTAGACGCACAGCGACGAGATCCGTTTAAAACAAATGCCGCTGCAGCAGATGTGCAGCAGGATGATTTTGCGGTGATTGACGATTCAGAAGATTTGCCGTTTTAAGGACGTGACAATATGGCAAATGACGGATATATCAAGCTTTACAGAAAGATGATGAAGTGGGGCTGGTACACTGACACGAATGCCAAATGTGTGTTTCTTCATTTGCTTTTTCTGGCACAATATGAGGCGTGTTTTTACCGTGGGATTGAGTTGGAAGTCGGACAGGCAGTAACGTCAATACGCGAAATTTCATTGCAAACAGGTATTTCAGTGCAGTCCGTGCGAACAGCGATAAATCATCTAAAATCAACACAGGAAATAACACAGTGCACACATGGAAAATTCAGCGTGTTTACAATAAAAAACTATATCGAGTACCAAGGAGTCAACACGGAAACTAACAATCAGGTAACACGCGACCAACACAGTGCTAACACAGAAGTAACACAGACCCTTATATTAAGAAATCAAGAAGTCAAGAAATCAAGAAATAAAAAAGATATCTCTATCGAGATATCCAAAAAGAAATTTGGCGAGTTTGAAAACGTGCTGCTCGACGGGCAAGAGCATGGGAAGCTGGTGGACAGCTTGGGCGATATTGGCGCATCGGAGTATATCGAGCGGTTATCTGCCTATCTTGCACAAACCGGGCACCGTTACAAAAGCCACTATGCAACGATTCTGAATTGGTGGAGGAAAGACGGCAAGCCTGTTAAACGCACATCGGAACCGCGTGTTATCAAGCCGGACGTGGGACGGGAGATCACGCCGGATATGACGGCAGAGGAGTTGTTTTAAATGCTCGGGGCAGAACAGAGCGTCATTGGCTGCCTGATGCTGGAACCCGCATTGCTGGATAAGGCGCGCACGATGCTTTCACCGAAGATGTTTGAGGCGGAGCCGCTGGCACGGATATTTTCCTGCATGCTGAAGCTGAAAAAGGCGGGAATGCCTGTAGACGCGGTGACGGTGGTTTCTAAGCTTGGCGCAGAGTACGACGGGATAATCCGAGAATGCGCAAGTATTACGCCGCGCATTGAGACATTTCCGCAATATTCGGCGCTTGTACTGGACGCATGGCGGGAACGTACATTGGTGACGGATTTACAGAGCCTTGCCATCAGCGGGCACACCGCCGACGAAATGACGGCGGAGCTTGAACGGATGGCAGCGCAGCAGCGGGACATCATGCAGCACGTACACAGCACATCGGAGCAAACATTTTTGGAGGCTGTGACGGAGGCTTACCAGAATCTATTCCGTCCCGATACGTCTCTGAAAACCGATTGGAAACAATTCAACGACGTGCTGGGAGGTTTACAGCGAGGATGCCTGTACATAATTGCGGCGCGTCCGGGAGACGGCAAAACAGATTTTTCCATGCATCTGGCCGTGCAGCTTGCAAAGCGCTATCGCGTGGATTACAGAAGCCTTGAAATGACAAAGGAGCAGCTTGTGCACCGCATACTTTCTCGGGTATGCATGATAAATTCCACACGCTTTCGAGACCACGACATTGACGAAAACGCGCAGAAACGCATCGGCATTGCCGTAGACCGAATGGGAGATTTGCACCTCGTGATGGACGATACGCCCGGAATATCCGCCGAGGATGTGGAGGCAAAGCTTGCGTCAAATAAGCCGGACGCAATGTTTATCGACTACCTGGGATTGATGCGCGGAGACGATACAGGGAAAAAGCCTTTGTGGCAGATAACGGGCGAGATTACGCACGCGCTCAAGGCCATGGCGCAAAAGCACAATGTTGCAATTGTGGCATTGGTACAGATGGGACGAGCAGTGGACAGGCAGAAAGAACCTACGCTGTCGGATTTAAAGGGAGGCAGCGACATTGAAGCGGACGCGGACGGCGTGATCTTCATGCGTCCGAAAAAAACAGAAGATTTTTTGAGCGGGGATGATGCGTGGGAAGTGGATGCGATCATCGCAAAAAACCGCCACGGAGGAATGGGAAGAATGCAATTCCACTGGCAGCCACAGTACCACAATTACATCCCGGTTGATAACAGGAGGAGCGAATGAGCGAAAAAGAACTAGAGCGGCGTATTGACGTTATACGGACGGCGGTTGAAAAAGCGCAGTTCTATGTAAACTATGCGTCGAACGAATTAAAAGCGATTTCCAGGGAGATGGAAGCCGATGAGTAAATACCACAGCCAGAAGGCGACATACAACGGCATAACGTTTGACAGTAAGCGTGAGAGGGATAGATACATAGACCTTTTGCTGCTGGAGCGTGCGGGAGAAATATCCGAATTGAGGTTACAGGTGTCGTTTGAGCTTATTCCCAAACAGGCAGGAGAACGCAGCTGCAAGTATATTGCCGATTTTGCGTACACTCGGAACGGAGAGATGATTGTTGAGGATGCGAAAGGTGTACGCACACCTGAATACGTTATCAAGCGAAAGCTGATGCTGTGGGTACATGGCATCAAGGTTCATGAGGTGTGAGAGATGAGCAAAAACCTTGCGCTTATGCTTGCCCGTGCAAAGAACTCCGGAATCCGTGAAGGAATCGACGCTGTGTGCGAAGCCATGGCGCTGGCGCACTACAACGCAGCAATAGAGCTTGAGCTTGATGAGCGAGAGGTCGGAGCATTTTATACGCGGATGCGGCAGGAGCTGCTGGAGATCCTTGCACAGGGCGGAAGAGATACATTTTCAGAGGAAATGAAACATGCGATATCGGTTGCATATGAAAAGATGGGCGTAGAGCCGATGTGATTGGAGAAAAGAATGGATTATCAACTTGAGTGGAATGAAGCTGGTCGCACCAAAAACGCGCCTGATGTGGAAGCTATAAAACTGCTTCAATTCTACGAGGGAGCGGCGCTCCACGCAGATCCTCGCGGGTATTGTGTTTGCACCAGCGAGGGAAAGGACAGCCGCGTGCTGGGGCATCTGATGCGCCGGGCGGGAGTTAAACATTTTTATATGCATAATATCACAGGAATCGACCCGCCGGAGCTTGTCTATTTTCAGCGTGCAAATTTCCAGACATACAGCGATCTGGGATATCTGACCTATGACGTGATGTACCAGTACAGCATGTGGGCGCTGTGTAGAAAAAAACGGATGCTGCCAATGAGACAACGACGCTTTTGTTGTGAATCCTTAAAAGAACGTCCTGCACCAGAATGCGGAAAGGCTTTTAAGTGCATGGGCGTTCGCAAATTCGAGAGTTCAAATCGAATGAAAAAGCGCGACGAGTTGGAGATCGCATCGGACAAAAAGCGCGGTGACAACATCATCATGCCGTTTGACAACAGTGAAAAGCGAAGGATATTCGAGACCTGCTATCAGGACAACCAGAGGAGGATCAACCCGCTGGCGTACTGGACGGATTCGGATATCTGGTCCTATTCCAAGGATGTAGGGTTAGAGCAGTGCGGCCTGTACAATGAGGGATTTGAGCGGCTCGGCTGTATCGGCTGCCCCATGGCGCGCCGCGCGGGGCGTGAGCAGGAGTTCCGCCGCTGGCCCAAATTCAAGGCGCAGTATCTGCGCACGGCACAGCATATCATTGACGACAAACCGGACAATCACTATTTCAAACAGAAATTTAGGTCAGGCCAAGAATACTTCGACTGGTGGATGCATGACAGGACACAGGAAGAAGCCAATAATTACCAGATGGATATGTGGGAGGAATAGACCGTGGACGATTTGATAAGCCGAAAGGCACTGACAGAAAAAGCATGGGAAGCAGATACACAGTGCGGATATGTGCAAGTGGTAGATGTCGGAGACATAGAGGACGCCCCGGTCGTCGACGCCGCACCGGTGGTGCATGGGCGGTGGGGTGAGTATGAATCGTTTCCGCTTACACCAAGTCTGAACGGTTGCCCTTGTAGTGTGTGCAAAACTCATTTTTCGCCATCATCAATAATTGTTATGAAATACTGCCCAAACTGCGGGGCCAAGATGAACGGAGGGAACGATAATGACTGATGAACGAGATTTACTTGCAATCAGCATAAAGCACACAGAGTACAAGTGGAAGTTTGGAATGCCGTGCGTGCTTTGGGGACGTAGGACACAAGACGGAGAAAAAAGATGTTTTAGAGGGTATACCTTATTTCCGGAAGAAGCAGAACTGTATTCTCTTGCCGAATGGCAAAACTCCGGTTATGGTGCTGGCGATGTGTGCAAAGTCGATGCGCCAGTGGAAATGCAGATTGGTTTTTGTAAAAAGTTTAGACGGTACGACACTGTGCTTGTGCGATACGATGATTATATCAATTATTGCAAATGCGCATGTTTGCCGCTTGACAGAGGGAATGACAATGATTAAAGGGAAATATGTCGCTACCATTGAGTTGAATTTCAATGTTGACGAAAGCACTGACGGATTACTTCCGTTTGAAACGTTGAAAGCGAAAGTAACATGTGGAGAACTTGACAAGGCAATTGTGGCCGTCATCTCAGATGAGTTTGGGGGGCTTTGTTCTGTTGGATTAAACAAACAGTATGCAGACCTGTATCTGGTAGACGGAGGAAATGACAATGACTGACGGAAAGAAAGCGATTGCTACACTCACGGGTTTGAAGATGATGGTGGGGACTAAAGCAAAGGAAGTGTGTGATGTTGCTATCTCCGCTCTCCAAGAGCGTGAGGAACGTAGAGAGGGATGCCGATTCTGTTTTGACGTG